CGACATGGCTTACACCTGCGGGACGATGTACGGGGCGAGCGCTGCCTGAGCGCGATCAGGAATAGCCTCCAGGTCAGCGCCCGGTCCCTTGGTGCGCGAGTAGTTCTCGATGGACTCCTGCGTGTAGGGCTGCGGGCCTTCGGCCACAGCCAGCGCCGTCCAGATGGTTGCCTGCTGTACGTCGTAGGGAATCTCCGGCCAGCCCCAGACAGCATCGACAGTGACGATCACCGGCTTGACGTAGGAGCGCACGCCGATTGTGTCGAGGTTGTAGGTGAAGCCCATCTCCGGTGAAATGCCCCGACCGACGTAGCCCTCAGGCAGTCGCAGCCAGGTCTTGACCGGCAGGTTCAGCGGGTACGCTGCCCACTCATCGACCGTCAGCGTAATGTCCTGAGCCCCCTGGTAGCCAGAGTTCGTGACGACCCCGTTGACGACGGTGCACTCATCGATGTTCATGTAGCCGGAACCGTCGTACTCGAACTGGCGCGTCGAGGTCGGCACCGATGGGTTGGCCGTCTCGAACAGCATGCCGGTGTAGTGGCGGACCATCGAGGATGCCACCGCGAGCGCCTGGTTCAACCCAGCGTCCTTGACGTTGGGAGCGCTGGGGTTCGGGAAGGTGCCGATGGCGACCTTGAGCGCCTCCAGCGAGGCCAGCGGAGCGCCCTGCATCGAGTCGCTGATGGAGCCTGGGTAGACGACCTTGAACTGCTCGTCGGTCACTACCGTCAGCGCGTCGATTACTCCGGAGAAGCGCGCGATCCAGTTCCCTAGGGTTGCCGCCCCGGCGACCGGGTAGTCGAACGTGTACTGGCCGGTGCTGACGCGCGTCGGAACCTGATCCGGCAGGACGATGACTCCCGTGGGATCGAGAATGTCTACGGTCGGCGTGGTTGGATCAGTCAGAGCGCCGGAGCCGTTCCGGTAGAACATCGTGATGTGGGCTGTTCCGCCCTGAGCGACTTCAAGCATGACTCCATCCTACCTTCTTACACGACGAAGGCCCGCAATAGCGGGCCTCCGTGGAATGCTTCGTTTGTGTGAACGAGGTCTTACTCGTCGTTGCCCTTGCCGTCAACCTTCTTGTTGCCGGTGCGAGCCGTCTTGGCCTCGCTGACTGGGACAGTCGGGGAGACTTCCTTCGGGTCAGCGTCGCCACCAGACTCCTTGGCGAACTGCTCTTCCGGTGTTCCCTCGCCCCAGACAGAGGCGTTGCCAGGCTCGACACCAACGGTGCTGCCCTCAGGTAGTACCTGAACAGCTAGCTCGTGGTTCGGGTCAACGATCACCGTGTCAGCGGCGAAGCGCGTCTCACGGATGGTGACCTTGCCGTCGTCGGGCTCACGAGTGGTCTGGGGCTGGCCCTGGACCTCCTCCTCTACCCGCTCGAAGGTTGTCGCCTCGTCGTAGTTTGCGTCGTGAATGCTCTTGAGTGCCATGTTGTGTGGTCTCCAGTTGGCCTAGTCGTTATCCTGCCGCCAGGCCAGCGCCGCCGATGACGCAGAACGCCTTCGGTGCCCGTGCGGCGGTGAAGCCGACACGCTGCTCCGCGCGGAACACGGTCTGGTTGCTCGTGAAGTACACGTGCGGTGACTCGTCAACTGTGATGCCCTGACGGTCGAGGATGAGCGCCTCGGAGTAGTCTCCCACGATGACGCGGGACTCGTTGGTTGTGCCACCCAGGTTGGTCGGAACGCGGTTGCTTGTGACAACCCGGTAACCGAACAGTGTCTTGTTGGCCGTACGCGCCTGCTGTACGGAGTCAGGTCCGATCAGGTATGCGCCCTGAGCGTCCTTGTCCTTGAGGATGCGCGTCCACGTGCGTGGGTGCATCACGATGGCTGTCGGCTCGCCGTGGTCCGTCTGAACCTGACCGATGGCGTCCAGGATTACATCCAGGAGGCCTGCGTCGGCAGATACGTCGGTCGGCGTGACCGTCTTGGTCGAGATGCCTGGCGTGTTCAGGAGGCCGAGAGGCTGACCCGTACCGGAACCGGACAGGAATGCCGTCTCCTCCAGGGCTACGAGGCGCTTGGCAAGGTCAGCCGTGACCAGGCGGTCAATGGCTGGGTTTGCGTCAGCGAGTAGCTGGTTGGAGATCGTGGCCAGACCGGCTGCGGTGAAGACCGACGCGCTGACCGAGGTCAGTGCGACGCTCGTGCTCTCAGGCTTCTGAGCAAGCTCAGCTACCCAACCAGCAGCGGTACCGAGCGAAAGCTGGTCAAGCTGTAGCTCGTTGGTCGTGACGTTCAGCTTCGAGCACAGTGCGCGTAGAACGTTGTCCAGTTCGCGTGTCTCTGCGATCTGGCGCTCGATCTGCGGCTGTACGAAGTAGCCACCCTGGGCGTCAACGCCCTCGGACATAGCCTTGCCCTCAGCACCAACTGCTGCCAGCAGGCGCTCGTGGGAGTCGGTACGTCCCTTGTTCGCTAGGCGAACGTCGTTGAAGAAGCTCTTGCCACCCTGAGCGTATGGGTTGGTGTCCTCGGAGCCCTCTGGGGACGCCGGGTTACCAATCGCAAACGACGGTAGTGGCTTCTTGAGATCGTTGATGACCTCATCCAAGGTGGTGACCTTGGTGCGGAGAGCCTTGACCTCTTCCTCGCGCTCCTTGGCGGCGCGCTCAGCCTGGAGACGCTCGATCTCCGGCATGATCTCGGTCTCGACCTTCTCGGTGAACGACTTCACGTCCTCCGTGGTCGAGTCCTCTGCGTCAGCCTTGGAGAGTAGCTCAGACGCGCGGCTCTCAAGGGCCTCAATCTTCGTGATGATCTCGTTGAGTTCCATTGTTCCTCGAACGTTAGAGCCTCGCGTGACAAGTGCTCTGAGTTAGCAGTTACAGTTGAAGAAGTTACCGAGTGTTGTGACAAGCTCTGACCCAGTTGAACTACTCGGCCTTTGGCTCGTCACCCTCTTCGGCATCCGTGTTGTCGTCTTCCTCTGCCTTGGGCTCTTCCTGTTCCTCTTCGGCAGCTTCCTCGGCAGGCTCGTCGGCCCAGCGCTCCGACACCTTCTCCAGGCGTTCAGCCAGCGCGGCCAGGCGCTCAGCCAAAGTCGAGAGGCCCTTCTCTTCGTCGGTCTCCTCTTCCTCTGACTCTTCGCGTTCCTTACCAGCGGCAGCCTCTGCCTCCTGGCGGGCCTTCTCGGCCTCTGCCTCAGCAGCGGCCTCCTCGTCAGCCTTGCGCTCACGGTCGATGACGCGCTGTAGCAGCGCCTCGTCGGTCTCGCGCTCAGCGGCTGCCTGCGCTGCCTCAGCGGCTGCGCGCGCCTTGCACTCAGCGCACTCGTCGGCCTCGTGCTCTTCCTCTACCTTGTCGATGGGCGGCGGCTGGACGCCTTCGACACCCTCGAACGCCTTCTTGGCGATGACAGAGAACGTGGTGCGCGGGTTGACAGGGAACGGCGTGACACTGATCTCGCCCAGGTCCACGTCATAGATGCGCGGACCGGCCTTGGTCATGCGGCGCTTGAACAGGCCACCGACGCTGAACGAGCGGATGGTGCCCTTGCGAATCTTGTTGAACACGTCTTCGGCCCAGGAGCCAGGCGCTGGCGCATCAACCCGTCCCTTGACCCAAAGTCCCCTCTCATCCACCTTGGCCTCGGTGAACTGGCCGAGCGCCTTGTCGTACTGGTGGTGGTAGAGCATGATTGGGTTGCGCTCTAGGAACGTCTTGAGGCCGCGCTGGAAGGAATTGTCCTCGAAGGCCTCTTCCTGACGGTCAACGCCGAAATCCGAGGCGTAACCCTGAATCCACAGATCGCCGTTGTCGTCAACAGTGTGATCCAGCGACTTGCCATCCAGGGCAAAGTCATAGGAGAAGGGTGCCTGCTGTGTGCCGTCCGGGAGCGTCTCAACAGCCTTGCCGGAGAGCATCTGTGCCTTGAAATCCATACCCAAACGGTACGTCGAGGCGTGACAGAACGACGAAGGGCTCCCTCAGATGTGGGAGCCCTTCTGGCCGGGGCGATTCTTGTTACGAGTAGACCCCGACTGCCACTCGGCCGGTGCTAGCAGTCTACTAGTTCGTGACGACAGACCCGCGTCCGGAGAGGTCACGCTTGACCGATCCCCAGCCGTTGGTGCCGTGCGCTACCTTGCGCGAAACGCCGCCCGTGAGAGCGGTGACACCGAGCGCCGTGACTACTCCGGTACCGTCGTTGCCCGACGCGTTGGCGACAGACACCAGCGCGGACGCTGGGCCGTTGCCGTCAACCGCCGTCTTGACCTGAGCGGCCGTAGACGTTGCGGCAGAGGAGCCGTTGGTAGCGACGTTGACCGTAATGTCGGACCCTGAGACAGAGACCGAAAGCGGCGTGCTGGCTCCGGCGACGACGTAACGAACCGTGATCGAGGATGCACCTACATCCTTAGCGGTGTAGGTGAGGTCGTTGTTGGCACCGGCCAACGCTGTGGTCAGCGATGCGGCTGCTGCCTTCTTTGACTGAGACCAGGGGCCTCCAGCCAGTGAAGTCGTCTTCACCTGAGTGCTCGCCATAGCGGGTTATCTCCTAGCTTGCGTCTAGTCCACCGGTACGACGGCGACCAGCGTTCAGGCGAGGCGTCGCGGCCATGGTGCGCAGACCAACCGGACGGCCAGCGATGACCGTGCGGCGACCTGCACCCTGAGCGGGACGACTGACAGAGCGCTGCTTGCTTGTACCGGGCATGTTCTTCTGAGCCATGGCCTAAAGGTACCCCACGCTCTGTCAGACTTCGCACTGCCCGGCCACGCAGGCAAGTTCCTGCGAACCGGTTGTCTGATCGCTGGTCTCCAGGTGAGCCAGCAGGGACCAGTCGATCTGCTGTGGCATCTCGGCCAGCAGCGCATCGTACTGCTCCTCTGTGATCTCCTCATACGGAGCCTGCTCGTAGACGTGATCGTCGTAGGGCAGGAACGACACGCCGACCATCCGGTCGAAGTGCTTGTAGACCCAATCGCCTACCTCGTCCCACTCGTGCGCGCGCACGTTGACTGTCACCGATGGGTTGTGATCGGTCCAGTGTTCTGAGAAGACCAGCCAGTGCTCAAGCGTCTCGATGGCCGACACGTCCGCACGCGTGATCGCCTCTTCCGGCGCACGCATCGGGTAGGAGAAGACCCACGTGGTCTCGGGGTGAAACAACTCGTCCTCGCAGGGGACGCCCTGGTAGTAGAGAAGCTGGCCGACCGGATCGTTCTTGTTGGCGCGGTTGCGCCGGATGATGAACTTGCCGTGCGCGGTGTGCAGCCCGGAGCCAAACGCGCCGACCAACTGAGTCGAGTTACCGGCAGGCTTCATGCAGCGCTTCGCGGCCGGGACGTTGATCTCGAACAACTCGGCGTACTTCTCGGCCGTCTCGTCTACGTGCTCGCTGAGCATGTCGAGGCGCTCTTCGAGGTCGTCGGCCGAGCAGCGCATGTTCAGCAACGGCGAATCCTGGACGCCCGTCATGCCAACGCCGATCAGGCGCTCTTCGTCGCAGTTGCGCTTCCACTCGTCAGAGAGGTAGTGGAAGTTCGTGAAGGTAGACTGGATCACGCCCAGCACTGTCGTCAGGTAGGCCTTCTCGCGCAGCGTCTCGTCGGTGTCGCTCGCGCGCACCGTGAACTGGGAGAGGTTGCAGAACTGACGATCCCGCAGGATGATCTCACCGCAGGGGTTCAGGCCGAAGTCGTGATCGCTGTCGCGTCCGGCCGACTCGGCACGGGCCTTGGCTGCCGCACGGTTGAAGAAGCCGCGCTCGCCGGAGCCCGATGCAATCAGGGCTGCCCACTCGCGGTCAAAGACCTCACGGTCGGGGCGGTCGCCCCAGACGGCCGAGTTGTTGGCCAGCATGAACTCTGGGTGCTCGACGTGCCAGTCGCCTGACTTGGCGTCGCGCATCTCTTCGTCGTCGTGATCGGACAAACTGATCTCAGCAGAACGACGAACGCCGCCGACTACGACCACATCACCGATCTTGCACATGATGCCGTGCGCCTGCTTGCTCGACAGCTTGCGGCCCTGAGCGGACTGGAATGCAGCAACGACGTACTCGAACAGCGCGACCAGCGGTCCTGGACCGCTGGCGCGGCCTCCAAACGTCTTGAGCAGCGCGCCTGCGGGGCGGACCTTCGAAATGTCCCACGACGGAATGCGGCCGTCGTACAACGACGAAATCAACTCGTGCAACGCGTCAGCCCACCCGTACTTCGAGTCCTCTACAACGATGACCTCATCGGACTTGCGCAGAACGGGAACTACTGGTAGCTTGGATACGTGCTGGCGCTCGACTGAGAATCCAACGCCGACGCCGCACATCAGCACATACATAGCCTCCTTGAAGGCCTCGACGCGGTTGATGGCCAGGAACGAGCAGTTGTAGGCGGCGACCTCATCGCGCTTGAGCGCTGGACCAGCGGTCATCAGCGCGCGCATCGACGGAAGCACGTCCTGGTTCAGGATCGCTGTGTGTAGACGCGCCCAGAGTTCCTCAGGTAGGAACGTGCCCCGCTCTTCGCAGTGCGCGCGGTAATAGTCCATGAGGCGCTGCACTGTCTCTTCCCAGGTCTCGCGGCGACCGAGATCATCACGCCAGCGGGCGTACTTCGACTGATGGATTTGCTGTTGGTAGGGGGTGGGGAGATACCCTGTGTCTACGGTCTCAGGGTGCGCGGAATCCTCCGCAACTACGGATCGGTCTAGCATCGTTCCTCGGTTTGCTACTGCGTCGAAATTGGAGGAGGAGCCGTCGTAGACACATAGTCCCACGGCTCCTCAGGTCCAAACAAGGTATCAAGGGCGAGGGCACGAACGCACGCCGTGCCGGGCACCATCTGTACCACTTGGTCGGTGACTTCCAGGCATCTTAGGCCGACTTCAAGGGTACCAAAAGTCGCCCTCAAAAGGATTCGCTCCAGGGAGGAGATGGTACTACTCCTCGTATCCGGGCTGGAGGCGTGCCGGGTCGGCCTGCGCGTCGTACTCTTCGTAGTAGCGCTCGAACTCAAAGTGCAGCTTCATCGACCGCGCTTCGC